TACATGCCAACATGTATCCTCTACTATGTACCCCTTACCAGTACATGCCCTACATATAGACCCCTCCCTCTTACCATCCCTCCTACCAGTACCCTTACATTTTGCGCATCGCCTAGTAGAACCAAACTCTATTACGTCACCCAAATCTAGACCTCCTAGGCGGAGGCGTAACTAGCAACTTTGCCCGCTTGCGTATATTGCAACTTAGATGCGCTGCCCGCAGATTATCCATATCGTCGCTTCCACCCTTGGCGTGTGGTATCACATGGTCAACACTGTCTGACCCAGGCTTACCACATAGGTAGCATATGCGCTTATCCCTTGCCAGTACCCTTTGCCTTGTGCGCTTCCATCCAATCGGCATTGTCCTTATCTGTCCAGAGAACGCCTTGTGCGCTCGTGGATTTAGTCGATTGCCCCTCAATGCGCCATACCTCAATGATGGTAACTGGCTCCCATACCTTCTGCGCTTGGAGCGTTACTACCTGTGAGTCATCCCTGTAGCAAACGCCAGTAAGCGCATCTAGTACGCCTCTAACTAGTTTGTCCAAATCTGGCCGTTTGGGATAGCCGTGCTTCTGGTTGATTGGCGCTGCTATCCCAAATGAGATAGTCATGCCAACCGGACCCTCCCATATCTCAGCGCCTGACTTCATCGCAGCCTCCCTACACAAGCCACGCCACAAAGATAAAGCGGGTGCGTTGGAATGACGCACCCGCGATACGCCCAACTTGCGATTGTAAACCGCAGTCATTGAGCCTTGTGAACGTGGCTCGCCATCCACTACAAAGCGAATGCGAGCCTCATACATGGGTCAGTTATCCTTGCTATGCTGCTCCGCCCAATACCGGAGTATTTCTTTCTCCAATGGCGATGTATCCATGCGAGTGAGTAGCAGCAAGTGCAACTCATCATCGCCTAGACGCTCTGCCTCTTGCGCCATTGTCCGGTATCTCTGTTGCCGTGCAATCAGCGCCTTGATTTCGGGAAAGTCAGTTGACTCAACATAGACTTGTATAACCGCTTCCTCTGCTGTCTGCTGACGCAGAGGCGATACAAACTCAGGATGTGTGGAGGCTACTGGTAGCGCATCGTCCCAAGTGTGTTGAGTGCGCTTCCACCGGGATACTGTAACTGTGCTTACATGCAGTTTCTCTGCAATCACTTTGGTTGCCATACCCTGACGTATATACTCAGCCATCATGTTTATCTCATTGGCATTGAGATGATGGCCGTTGCTACGTCCCACTACTTAGCCTTTTTGATGCCGTTGGCAGGAAATGGCAGGACGCTCTCAATGCGAGAGTATCCACCGTCATTGATGATAATGACCAACTGCACAGGCATACCCAACAGCGAGTCAAAATCAATGTCAGTGCCAACCTCAATGTTGACACCCATACCAGTGAGCCACTTGCTAGCCTTTGTCCGTGGAGTGATACGGGGCGAAGTGGTAGCAGTCACTTCTACATCCTCGTCTCCGTTGCGAGCGAGGAACCTCCAAAGCCAAAACGTCCCATTATCGTTAGACGCTTCCTCAATGCTTTGGAAGATTGCGGGATAGATGCCAGCCGGGATAACGGGTACGATATCCTCAACTGTGGCACCGCGCAATGGCGTAGGCATAGTCTCTAACCTTTCGCTTTCACTGTTGCCCTAAGTGGCTTAGGCTGCTCTGGCTCTGGCCGTATGCCAGTCATAACATGACTGTACCAAAACTTGTCTACCGCATCCAACATCATCCTTTCCTTTTGTAAGTCCCTTACAATCTCGACATGATAGAATGTCGAGCCTACTAGGGCCACGATAATGCACACGTCGCGTCTGCTGCAAGCAAGTTGCGCGCGCGCCTGATACTCATAGTGCGGGTGCAAGTCATCCTCATTCCACCCATACATGATGGATGAAACCTTGACCTCCATCAGCATACGCTGTCCCAAGACGTAGTAATCGGGAGTGGCGCAGAGGTTGACCGGGCCAGGATATTCGATACTGCGTGTGGCTGCTCGCACCCGCAAGCCTAGTTTCTTCGCTGCGTACCTCGCAACGTATGGCTCCATAAATACGCCAATCGCCATCGCTTCGCTTTGCTGGTGCGTGTCCATTGCGGGCGTCATCAGCCTATCGTAAATCTTCGTTGGCGATGTGTACGGATGATGCCCAAGCAACGCATAGACCTCTGAGGCTGTGACGTTGCGGGCACGGACCAAATCGTTAAGAGGCGTCAGCGCTGGCATCTGCAATCCCAAAGTCAAAGACTGTGACTGCGGCGTTTTCCATCAGCCATTTAGCCGTTTGGTCAGATGCGGACGGGTCGCCCCACTCGCTAGTAATCCGTGCCAGTTGGTCGCCCCTTGGATTGGTCAACTCGATTGTCTCGCCTCCATCAAAGAGGTAGAGCCTTGCGCGTATGTCATACTTCGCAGCAGCGGAGCGAACCGCTGCGAATGTGTAGACGTTATCTCCGTCACTCATTGTAAGTCCCTTACAAATAGGTAATGCCCGCTACGCTTGGAGACGCAGCGGGCATATGGTCAGTGAGTCGGTTCCTGCTTCGCAGCGTCTGCTGCGTCTACTTCTGCAATGAGTGCGGGTAGCAGCGTCTCTGCCATCGTCCGCATAGCGCTCTGCAAATCGCGCGCGCTGCTCGCTAGATGTGGCCCTACCAGAATAGCCATCATGTCGCCACCGTTGGCAGCCTCTGCGGCATCTGTCAAGCCATCCATGACATTGCGTAGCATGGCGCTACAGGCTGTCATGGCAATCATTGCCTGTTCGCGGGTCATAGTCAGTGTGACGATATCGTCCCAAGCCTGACCCGGTTCTAGGTCAATCGCCATACCCTGTATGGTATGGGTATTCTCAAAGCGTGGCACAGTCTGTACTCTCCAATCTATGTGAGGGGCGATTGCTACGCCCCTCACATTGTAACTCACTTACACAGTGAGCGCTAGTTACGCCTCGTCAGCGTCCTGCTCATCCTCGTCATCCTCGTCTGCCTCATCCTCTGCCTCATCAGCAGCCTCAGTAGCAGCGCGGGCAACGATTTCGTCAAGGTCGCCAATGACCGTGTTGAGTGCTTCTGCGGCATCATTGTAGATGCGCAGCATTTCCTCGCGGTCAGGGTCGCCCTCGTCAATGTTATTGACGCGCGTCTCGAACGCTTCGAGCGCCTTTGACAGTTGGGCGGAAGTGACCTTGGCTGCTCGCTCGCTAGTGACCTCAGGCGCAGTGCGCTTGCGAGGCTCAGCAGCAGAAGCGGGCAACTCGCCAGCCTCAATCATCTTGGCTCGCTGAGCCTTAATGATTTGCAGTGCCCTCACTCGTGAGAGCGTCCAACCAAACTCGCCAAAGAGATAGGCGTCAAACGCAGTGTACTTGCGCTTGCCCTTCTCATCCTTGTGCAACTTCCAAAGGTCATTCGTGTGAATGATTGTGAGAGCCTTGTAGACTTTCTCAACATTCTCCGTAGCCTTCTGCCAGTTGCGCTTAACGATTGTCTCGTTTTCCTTAAGCGTCTGCTGAGGCGTAATGACCTCTCCGGTCACAGTCTCAACTTCCGTGGTAGGCTCAGTCTCCGTGGTCACAGTCTCTATCTCCTTCTCAGATTTTGGAGACAGTGAGCCAAGCACTAGATTGGCTTGGCTGGCACTCTCTCTGTATCTGATGTAAACATCTTAGCACTTTGCGCATACCATGTCAAGTATGTAAGTGCCTTACAATGGTTAAGAACGCTTAACCTTCGCACCGCAGTAGTCTATGCACTGCGAGCAGAACCGTTTACCGGGGCGTCGCTTGCGTGTGCAAAGTCCGTGCCATGCTGGCAAGCACTCACACATACTGACGAACGCGCTTCGCGGTTCGCGCGATGCGATGGCGATGCCGCCATGCAAACGCGATAGCATGTAGGTAAATCATTGGCACTGTCTCCTGTAGCGTTTGTCCGATTGTCAAGTGCGCTACTTTTCTTGCCCCACAATGTCCAGTATCTCGGTTCGTCCGGTAAACTGTCAAATGCACTGTGGCGAGTTTCGCGCTTCCTTGACTCCCTTAATGTACTGTAACTGACTTACATTGTCAAGCATTGTTAAGCAACATTAATAAACCGCGTATCGCGGTGGCTAGTCCGGTTAGTCATTTCGTCTGCGATAGCGCCTCCGTCTAACTCATATACCGTCTATAAGTTGCACCCGTACTACCAGTCTGGTAGGTCAACTGCTCCGCCGTTTGCCAGTATGGAGGCAACGCCGGGAGTGGCCCTCGCCTCCGTCTGTAATCTGCTAGCAATGGCGATAGCGCAGCGTATGACTTGCGCCTTACTATCTCCGCCAAGGTTGCCCGTATCCTGTTGCGCTTCTCCATTGTCCAACGTTGCGGTTTCTCGTTATACGGGTCAGTGCGGGTAAGGATGTAAGTACCACCGTTACGCCCGCGCAACGTCACTAGGTCAATGAAACGCCAGAGGTCAAGCCTACGCAGGAAGCGGGATACCGTAGCGCGTGAGCATCCTACTACAGATGCAATCCGCTCTAGGGTATCCCGCTTGCCACGCTGCCAGTACTTCTGCGCCTCGCTCCATATCGCGCGCTGCTTAGAGGTCATCCATACAGTACGCCCGCGATAGGTCACAGTGTAGATGGCTGCGTCAGGATGAAAGGCTTGATATGCGCGCAACGCTCCGATTGGCCCACCGCCATGCCATGCTTTATCTGTATCAAAAGCATGGTCAAGCGATGCTGGCTTAACAGTTGCGCGCACTACTCTCCAAGTCAGTTGGCACAGTCTCGTGGATTGTAAGTTACTTACACTGTCAGTGTATTAGTTGCGCCCGATGCGGAGACTGTGCCAGAGCGACACACCGGGCGCCGGTTCTAAGAATACCACAGATTTACTGCGGTGTCAAATGACTAATCCACTCAGCGTCTCGCTGCTCAATCTCGTCTGTGCAATCGCCACCAGTAGCAGCGGGCGTAAACGTTACCCTTGACGCAGCAACGATATGCAACTCTCCGTCTGCTGCGCTAGCGCGTACCATCCTGCCAAGTGACCCGTCGTGATATCGCGCTGTGCCAACTGTCTGCCATGTCGTGCCAGCATTGGCGCTTTTCTCCAAGTCATCGCGCACACGCCATACCGGGCCATCCTCATCCATCTTGGCTGTGCCCGGTTCGCTCTTAACGTCAGTCAGTGTCATTCCCATATCAGTAGCCTCATGCGCTTTCGTTACTGCGAAGTAGATACCGCTGCCTAGGTTCTCTGCCCAATCGCGTATAGCGCTCTCAGATACCCACTGCCAACCAGACGCTAGCGGGTCGCCAAATAGCCACTTGCCATCGCTGTGCGTCTCTGGCGATATCACACAGGCATGACCTCCATCAAAGGACTCAGAGCCAGGCACGTTACCCTCGCCTTGGATGATAACCGCTCGCCCCTCAGAACGCTTCTCTTTGAGAGTGGCCCATCCCTCGCCAGTGAGTATGTCTAGGTTCTGATTGCCATACCTATGAAACGCTGTGTCTGCGTCCTGTAGGTCAGTGCCTCCCGATAGGTCATCTTGATTGTGTCGCATGTCGCCACCGTGCGGGCCAGACTTATCCTGCACAGCAAAGGCATAAGCGAGCGCTGCACTAACCATAGTGCAGTTACTCCAACCGTGGTCATTGCCCGTACCGCTTGACTCTCCGCCATACGGTTCTTTGGCATCCTTGGCAGGGTCTTGCATACGCCAATCGGGGCGAAAGGCTGCGCCTGTATCAATCTCAGGAACCGTGCGCAGATTGGTTATGTTCGGGATACGGTCAGGACGTGGGAAACGTAGACGTTCTGGCATTTTGTAAGTCCCTTACAAGTCTTTGGTATTGCGTATCTGTGCTACCAATCGCAAGCGCGGTCGTCTCCCACTGCTGCTATTCTCCCTGCTCCAAAACTCTGACGTATATTTGTCAGAGTCCTCTCCTGCGCTGATAATGCGAAGTCCGTATGTCCCAACGCCATTCTTCCAATCGCGCGCTATCGCAGTAATGTCAATGCTAACTGCGGCATTCTCGCTGCGTGTGATTGTCTGCGTTTTCTGATTGGTAGATGTAGCAGAGGGACCGGGATACTTAAGTGAGTTACTGGTTGACGGACTAGATGAGGAACCTTCTCCCCATCCCTCAGTAACTCGCGCGACAATGACCTTAGGACTAGAGCCAAAGCCAACGTTAACTTGTGACGATGTATCCAACTCTAGTACGCATTGGTCAATGCTCTCCACGTCGCCCCAAGGGATAGACGCAAAGGCAATGAAAGCGCGATTGCGCCAGCCTTGCCAAGAGCCAACGGGCAACTCACCCTCTGTCCCTGACCCCATGTTTGTACCGCTAGAGTTACGCGCTGCGCGACTGTCCTTAGTCGCATTGTAATAGCGCGTCTCCTGATGGGTAGCGGGAGGCACGACAATGGGAGGTTCGGGAGGCACTGTAGCATCTATCCACTCAGATGCAGGAATGTAAGTGACAACCTCCGCTGTCCAACCAGTGTCCGTATCAGCAGTCAAGCGAGCGCCAAGCACACGCGCAGTGATATCTAGCGGAGGCTCGATATCGTCTGCAACAATGTGCGCACTCTCAATCATTTCCAAGTCAATCAGCGTTCGCAACTCTCCCACCGTCCGTGGATACAGAGTACCAGTCTCATACTGCAACGCTGCGCTTGACCTATCAGTTAAGACGTTATTTGCCCAAAACTCTGCGTCTGGTACAGGCTTCTCCCGCGTCAGCGGGATAACGCCATAGACGCCAATCGCCTCGTCATTCTGCTTCTGCACTGGCACGTCTGGCGCATCCATATCAAACGCTCGCACGAGTGTATAGATGTTCTGGATACTTGCCTGAGTTTTAAGTGTGGCGATTGGGATACCCAATGGCCCACCGATTTGGAAACCATTATCGCGCGGAGTCCCAAAGGAACGGAAACGCAGTACGCCTAGTCTATCAATCCACATAGCATACAGCGCGTCATACGCAGATGTGCCAATCGCTGACCATACTGAGATATCCCTATCGAATGGCAATGGCCCAACGATAGGGTCAACGCCAAGCGATTGGTCCGGTCCCGTAAGGCTAATGCCGTCCCACAATGCAAACTGTCCGTATGTTACATCTGTAGTGTAGATAAACAAACGCACTGCTGCTACTGCTGCTGCTTCTGGCGCGATGTAGGTATCAGTAATGAACCGCCATACTCCGTCATTGCCCACTAGTTGACGCTCGTTAAAGCCAACGCTTGCGCCAGTCTCATCTAGCCACTCAATACGCGCAGAGCGTAGGCGCTCTGTGCCAACGTTAGACTCCCACAGGGATAGCGTATATGGCTGTCCGGGTATAACTCGCATTGGCTCAGTGGGCCAGGCACTAGGGTAAACGCCTATGCCCTCTGCAACGTGGAGGTTCATACGATAACTGCCACGCTCGTTAGGCTCAGCCAACTCTGCGAAAATGTAGCCTCCACCGTCCACACGCCAACCGTTAGTAGTGCCATCCTCAAACGATTGGTTGCTAATACCCTGCGCGGTATCCTGCTCGACTGGTACTAGTCCGCCCAAGCCAACCTTATTAAGCAGATACCGCGCACGAGCGCGCAGGGTATTTGGCAATGCAGGGTCAGGCGCTTCTGTGGCTGGCAACTTAGCAGCCACGATTAGCGGGACAATATCTGTGCCCCGCATCGTACCCTGCTTTGTGTACACATCGTATGTGACTTCATCTAGCAAGCCTTTGCGCACGACATGATACCCGGTATCTGGCGAGATAACGCCAACGCGCATGGGGCGACCGGGGCGAAGGTACGCAGCATTAGGACTAGCGCCATTGGCAGGGTCAAGTTTTCGATCCGGGTCATACGTCCTAATCGCCCAATGCCCGGAGGCTGGCACGGTCAGAAGTCCTTGCGGGTCGTCTGCTCCCCATCCAAGTTTTACTACCATGCTTTGGGGCGTAACGTCCTGCCAGATTGGTTGCCCTCGCGTAATGCGGAGTGTCCAATCCGCATACTGGTAAGAGGAAGTCCAGTCTGCGCCTACGCCCGGATTAGGTTGCCCGCGAACGTTTAACTCCACAAAGCGCATACCGGGCGGAACAGACACAGGATTAACGCCAAACCATATCCATGCGCCATCATCAGTGAGTGGAGCGATGTGATATGGCCCGGTCACAACATCATATGAACCGGGCGTATCGCCATTGGCTGTCCAATAAAGATAGACAAAAGCATTAGGCGAGCCACCAGCAAGCGGATTACGCGCATACCCATCAAACGTAACGGTATCAACTGGCGACACAGACTGCGGAGGCGAGAAAGACATTCCGCCTTCTGCCTGCCCGTAGGTAGACGCTTGGATACATACGCCAGCATCATGGCGTGGCACAACAGCAGGGGCAACGCTCCACCCAAAGTACCCGGAGATTTCCGCAATGTCCGCGCATGGGAAATACTTACTGTAATCAACTGCACCGGGCGGAGGCGATGCCCCTAGGATTTCGATTGTGACATTACCTATCGCGGGTAGCGGAGGCTCGATAGGCTCGTCTATGTCAGAGACTACTACCCGCTCCCACCCATACCAGTTAGCAGAGTTAAGCGTTAGGTTAACGTGCGCCCTATTGACGCTATCAGGAACCTCTAGCCTACCTTCTAGGTTAGTCCAGACTCCTGCCTCATTCTGCTCCGCAAGAATAACGTCCTGCTGCCATTCACTGTCTTTGTACAAAGACAACTTAAAGACAAGTTGCCCTCCGCCACAATACACATCAGCAACAGCAACGATAGTCTTGCCAGCCTCTACCGCAAAGGTTGGCCCAAACACAGCGGACGGTTCGCCCAATGTGCTAAAGAAAGCAGACGCATTGGAAGGAAGCGGGATACCGCCTTGACCATGTTCGATACTAACAGGCTGCGCGCCAGTGTGAAACCAAACACTAGCAGGAGTCCCAATGCTTGCCCAAGCAGCAAACAGGGTACTCACTAGGTACGCTCTGGCGTAAAGACTGATGCTGAGCCATTGCGACGGGAGTAATCGCGCAGCGCTCTAGTTACCCGTTCCTCGATAACCGACGGGTCGCCATAGATATTGATAGTAACGCCACCAGCGCGGGTAGCACTGCTACCTCCGCCTGACTGTAAGGTACTTACACTTGGGGAGTCCTGCGCAGCAGGGACAGCGCGTGAGAACGGATTAAGGTCAAGTTTCTGCAATCCGTTGACCGCTTCCTTTAGCGGTCCCAGGAGTGTTCTGATTTTGTCAATCAGCCTAGTGACCGCATCTGCAATCTTAGTGATTGCCTTTGCTGCCACAGTAGCCACACGAGCGAGCGCATTTATAAGCGGAATGAGTGCGGGCAGAATGGATTGCAGCAACTTAGCGAAACTGATAATGAGTGGCCCAAGCGCCTTGCCCAACTCAGCCAGTACAGGAAGCAGCGCGCCTCCGATTGCCTCCGTTACCTCGCTAAAGGCAATGCGCGCCTTGTCTCCCATCGCAGTAGCGGATTGCGCGTAAGCATCTGCGCTACCCTCCGCCAACTTCGTTGCGTTGGTAATGGTATCCATCCCGGTTGCGCCCTGCTCCAAACCGGGTAGCATCCTAAGTAGCGCAGTGTCCTGACCGTTATATGCCTTGGCAACGGCATCAGTAGCAGACTCTAGGCTAACGCCAGCCAAGCGCGCAATGTCCTGCGCCTGAGTAAAGAGCGCAATAGATGCTTGCGCAGAGTGAGTCGCACCAGCCAGCGCAGTAAGCGATGCGCGCGCCTCATCATCTGTAAACGCCATCTTCTGCGCTGCGATAACAGCGTCATTCATTCCGCTCGCTTGCGCGTCTGCTGCAATGCCAGCGTTGCTAAGCGCTAGTGCAAACTGTTCCTCTGCTGCTGCGGCATCCTTACCCGCAACCAATACTTCCTTAGTGACCTTGCCAACTTTCTTGATAGCGTCTGTCGCAGCGTCAATCTTGCCCGTTGATACGCCAGTATCAAGCGAGTGCCCAAAGGCTTTGATTTCTTTGGTGGCACCCTCAATCGCTTTCTGTAGGTCTTTTGAGTCGCCAGTGATATCAACGTTGACTTCTGCTGTCATCGCTTGCGCCTCCGTGCCTTAGTAATGGAGGTCACAGCAGCCACTTCTGCAACTGACATTTCCTCCGCTTCTGCGGGAGATACGCCAGCGAGCATTGCCACGCTTGCTACCTGCAATGCGCGCTTCTGCTCAGCCTCAATCTGCTCCGGTGTAAGTGGCTTACCTACTACCCGCAGATGGCAAGTAATGACTTCCTCAAAGGTTAGCCCAGGCTCAATGCGTCTGCCAATGACCCAAGCCATAGCGTACATCAGCATACCCTGACGCCTAGTTTGCGGTCCCTTGATAACCTCTGCCATTTCGTCAGGACCAACGCCGGAGGCGTCTGCGATATCAAGAGCGTCTAGCAGCGTCAGATTGCCCGGAGATATAGCAGCCACATTAAGCGTGATACTGCGTGGCTCTGGCGTCTCGTCAAGTATCAAATCCCGCTTTGGCTGCAACACTGGTTATCTCCTTCTCAAACGCCTTCTCAACCTCTGACTGCTTTTCGTCCCATGCATGGAATACGGCAAAGGTTGGAGAGACAAAGCGCGTACCAAACTCTTGATAGGAAGCGTATTCCTCGTTATTGATAAACGCTCCGCCTTCTACGCTCCATGCGCCTTGGAGTGAGCCTGTGTCATGTCGCGTCTTACCCTTGACCGCAGACAGTACAGACTTGCCAGCCTCCGTTTCTACCTTCTCATAATCAATCGCAGCGAGCCTGTCAAACGCTGCAACCGTCTCCGGTATGCCCGTTACTACTGCAACGATAGCCTTAGCCATGCATAGTCCTGCATAGTGTAAGTGACTGACAATCTCCCTCGTGAATGCCCCACAGTGCCCCTAGAATGCCCCAGGAGCGAGGCAAAATCGGAAGTAATGTCCTAGCATTACTTTTTGATTTACCTCGCTCTCCGTGGCTCCTGCGCGATTTGGCACTTTTTACATACCACAAATGGAGAAGGTTGTCAATAGATTTTGCCTATGAATATCTATCCATTTTCACTGCATAGATATGCTAGGCGATTGCGAGGATTGGAGTGGTCACAAACGGCAAAGTAACCTCAAACTCAGCAAAAGTGCCAACCTCGCCACCGTACTGCACCGGGATAAGAGTTACCTGACCCTGCACAGCGGGAGTGTCCGCGCCAATCGCCGCTGTCTGTCCGTGTGCGTTTAGCACAACGTCAGCAGTCTTACCCTTGTTATCCCAAAGGAAGCGAGCCAATCCGGTTGCGCTGTAATCCTGACCCGCGCGCATGACAAGCGCATACGTCTCAGGCTCTGCATTGGAGGCAACGTTTCCGTCAAGTGTCGGGTAGTCAACGGTATCGCCAGCAGTGACCTCTACATGCACGTCTGCGGCATCGCCTTGGAATGGAGCAGCGACGCCTACAGGGTCAGTCAGCGTCAGCGTAAAGAGTGCGGTTTTCATAAAGAGGATGGTAGCCATTAGTGAACCTCCGCTATGGTTTGGATGACGCCTCGACATGCGAAGTACTTAGTACCTCCCATGTCAGTAATCGCGGGGCGATGCCATGTCGGACGGGTCCAACCGGGCAGAGGCTCTATGGCAGCGTCTATGGCAATCACCAGTTTTTCCAACTCGTCAAAGGTAGCCATTGAGTCAGTCTTGCCAGCAGTTGCCCAAACCTCCCATGCTTGCGCGCGCGTACCGCTCGCTCTGCCTCCCATTTCTACCCAAGGCTCTGCGGGATAGATGCGAGCGCATGGAGCGTTAAACTGACCCATACCGTAGTACGCTCTAATACCCGCTGCTTCCAACGTGCCAAGCAACTGCTGACGCGCCTTTGTAAGTCCGCTTACAGTCTGCGGAGGCTCAGGCGGGATTGGTTCCTCAATCTGACACACAAGGTCAGAATGAAAAATGATTTGCCCAATCCCGTTACTTGGGAATACTCCCAATCCCGGCTCAGTGCTAGAACCTTGCGCTGTGACGCTTGGCGCAAGTGATACAGGCTCTGCGTCTGTCTTAGCAACGTCGCCATTGGCAGAATAGCAAACGTTATAGTACTTGTTATTTAGCATCTGCACAGGAACGGGCAAAGGCAACTCTACCCATCCCTCAAACGCAGAGTCAATCGCAGCGGGCACTGTGGCTAGTTTGACTCGCCCTCCGATTAGTGAGTCATTCCACAGCGCTGGCTGGTGGTCAAAACCTCCGCATCCAGCCTTGTGCCAAAAACGAAAATGCGTTACCCAAACAGTAGCAACGCAAGTAAGCGCTCTGCCAAACGTAGACTCGCCTTGATTGGCTACGCCTGTGGGCGGAGTGTCATCTAGGGTACGCTCTTGCGTCATCCTATGCCCGGACCATTCCCGTACCGCTCGATTAGCGGGCGTACGCCATCCAAGTAGTCTCGCGCTACCCGGATAGCGTTACCCTCCAAGTCAGCGTACCCGGTCAAGCCAAACGTAGCCTCGCGTCGCTTGTAGGCTTCTGCGCCTCCAATCAGCAAGGCTACGTTTAACTCATCTTCTGCCCCTGACCCGTCCGCGATAACAGCGCCATTGAGCCTGTATGTCAATCCTGACACAAGCGCTTTGGCAACCATATCTGACCAAATCGTCTCAACTTCCGTAGGGTCAGTGACCCCAACGAAAGCAAGTACCATTGGTCCGGTCAGGGTATACATTTTACTTGTTATACTCACTTTCCTCGTGCGCGGAAGGGTCGTCAGGATGCTGCGCAGTCTTAAGCGCAACCTCATCCTCTGGCGTACCCTCCTTCGTCACATCGTATCCCAAGTCTGCCTTCGTGAGAGTCTGCTTGCCAACGTCGCTAGACGTAGGCGTTTCGCTCTCAGCAGTCTCGTGGATTTCCTCTGCAACTTCCATTTCCTCTGCCTCAGTCGCTTCTGCGTCCTTAGCCTTGGCAGAAGTAGGCACGTTCTCGTGCGTCATGTCGCTCTCCTGTAAGTTACTTACAATCTAGACGTTAGTGAATGTGTAACGCCGGACTCCCTTAGGCTCCAGAACAGCAAAGCCAAAGTACTGCCAGATTGCAAAGACGATGCTCTGCGGTCCCTCTCGCTCAATAAGGCGGAGGTCAAGTACAGCAGACTTCCACTGTCGCGCGTCATTCCGTCGTGCGACCACTTCGTTAGTGTCCGCAAGCAGTGCCCAAGCGGGCGTAACAGTGACTCCGCCAATCACAGCGCTTTGGAAACCGGGTGCGCCTCCCATCTGCCCAAGCGCGTTCTGCGGATTGACATAGGACAGCAGGGACCGTCCGCTAGCGTCCACAGCGCCAACCAGATTGCCCCAATCCGTAGCGTTCACAAAGACGCCTTCTGCGGGCAGCATACGGGCACCAGCGCCACCAGCAGCAGCGCCAGCATAGTACTGACCCAGGATACCGGCGATACCGGAGTGAAGGTCAGCGCCAGCGCCAGCAGTGCCAGCAGTATCGGGAATGGCACCGGAGGAAGGAAGCGCCTCCAACACAAGCGCAATCTCACGCTCTGTGTCGCGCATCAGCAACTCGCGCAACTGATTGCCAATGATAACGTCAGTGCCCGGCGATGCCCCGTCAACAGCCTGACGGGAAACGATTGTCTCGCCACCAATCGTCTTGGGAGTCAAGACGAGGGGCGACGTGCCAACCTCAATGTTTGGCACTGGCGCATTTTCTGCCGTCTGCACGTCAGTATCGCCAGTTGACTTCGCAGCATCAAAAACCGGGAGGCTCAGCGGATTGGGCGCACCGATTGTAGTAGTGGGAAAGAACGCAGACAGCGGGCCACTGTACGCGATATCAGGAACGTAAAGGTCAGGATAGTAAGTAGTGGGATACGCCCCTGCAAGGTCAGATGAGTCAACGGCCCTATCCATCTGTCCTGCAAGGTCAATGACAAGCGCCTTGTGGCGATGCAGACGCTCGCTTGCCATGCTGTCCCGATTTGCACTCATAAGGTCAGCAAAGTAAGAGTGCCCACTCTGCGGGCCATAAACGCTTTCTGCCCGCGTCACAATCGCCGCTGCGGTGCCAGTGCGCTGCGATGGAAGCGAACGCCGCTCTGCGTCTCGCCTCTGCTCGTCTGCACGAGCGTCCACAATCAGCGCGTCAACGTTCGTGAGACGGCTAGACAGCGACTCAATATCGCGTGTCTCCGTTTCGTCAAGTGCCCTATCCTCTGTCTCTGCGATAGAGCGAACAGCGGCAATCTGAGAAGTGATTGTGTCGCGTCGCTCCACGAGCGCAGCAACGGTCAGATTAGGCACAATGCCCCTTCCTGTGGCTCTAGCCACGCTCCTAAGTGCAACTCGCGCCTCACGATATGCGGGCGCATAACTGCCAGCGATACCAGCGAGTCTTGCCCCGCTGTAGTGTTCTACCACGTCTGCCTTGCGACGATGCTTACCCGGTACAAACTCAACACTTACGCCATTGAGTCCGCTGTGTATCTGACTTCGCGCCTGTGGCGTCTCTGGCACATCCAGAAAATCGCCAGCGAACCATAGACCTTCTGCCCGTTCCTGTGCCCTATTAACCACTCCAACGGGTACGCCACCGTCAATACCATGACGGTTAAGGTAGGCGATGCGCTCTCCGTCATTAATAGCCTGTACCGCTTCTGCAAACGCTCCGCGCACGAAACGTTCCTTACCGTATGACACTTGGATAGTGACGCCATACGGTAGAGCGATACCCTCAAATCGACCGGGCGTACCGTCAGCGTCTCTGACCTCAATACGCCCCAAGGATGTGTTAGGCATTGACTGGCTCCTTTTCTTTCTCAGGCTCTGGCTCAGCCTCGCCAGCCTTATCCTGCAAGCCTTCTGCGCCAGCCTCCACAGCCTTAACGCGCGCTTCCTCCATCGCGTCAATCTCGTCAGATGGCCCTAGACCTTCCTCCGTCCTAACCTCTGCTGGCATCATCCAAGCCTTATTGCCAGTGGCGATTGCCCAAGCACGGAAACGCGACTCTTGCGAAGCGCGGGTCAAACGGGTCATGTCAATCAACATAAACCGTTCCTCAGGAAGTAAGTCACTTACAATGTCTTGGATTGGGTCATAAAAACCAGCAAGCGTAAAGCGGTCAAGGTCAAGCGCCTTATCCTGCACGTTGGCGTAAGTGTTAGACGCCCCGGTTGGCGTCACATTGACATACTCAGCAGCAACGCCAAAGAGGTTAGCAACCTCAATCACGATTTCGCGCCTAGCCTCAACCGCAGCCTGTTGGCTAACGTCTGCTCCCCAAGGCGCTGCACTCGCGCCTTGACCCAGGACTAGCGGGTAATCTGGCCCCTTGGCTCTGCGGGCACGATAGCGATTACCGATTGCGTCTGCTTGCAAATCGTCAAGGTACTGCTCAGTGGTAATCTGCGTAATCGGAGAGCCACCGGACTGCCAGTACCTAGAGACGTAAGCATCGGAGGCATGTGCCATCATCATGGCATTGCGCGCCATCTGCAAAATGCCATGCAAATGGATTGGGACTCCGGGCCAGAATGCAGAGCGCACCGGGATAACAGCCTCGCCAGAGACAGTACCCGCGATACCAGAGATTGTGTACTGCGTAGGCGGGAAAATGCCCCAAGGGTCAACTTGCCCCGCTGGTTGGATTGCCTCTTTAGGCAGGGGCAACAGGCTACCCGGTACGCCTTCGTCATCCACTCCGCCAACCATATAGATGTACTGCACATCAGTCAGCGCCATAGATGCAATCACACGCCATACCCACTCGCGCCTAGTCATAGACGCAGCAGGACGCTTGACGATACGGGAGATTGTAGCAAGCCTAGTGGCTGGCTCGCCCTCCCACTCTGTCCAACGCTGTCCCGCAATCGCATTGGCGATTAGGGAGATACAGCGACGAACAGCAGCAACGCCCGCAGCCTCTACCACAGTAAGAGGATAAGCGGACGTTGGGATTGATAGGGTGGAGGTTATGACCTCACGATAGCGAGACTCGCTCGCTAGAGGCTCAATGCGTACTGGCACTAGCGCATCGCGTTTTTCTACCTTTGTAAGTGAAGTGCGATGCTTCTTACTCACACTGTAAGTTTACCACACTCAGAAAATGTAAGCAACTTACAAAAATACTTGCACCGGGTAGAAAGACTTAGCAGCAATGGCAGTGCCTAGGGTCGCACCGATGACTCCTGTAATGGGACTCTTGCTAATCGTCCAACGCCATGCGCCATCAGTACCAATAAACCTACGCTGCGCGCTGGCAATCTGACTATCAAGGAATGGGTCATTGTGTGCAATCCGCTTGGATGTGACAGCCTCCGCAAAGTCACTACAAGCCATAAGCATTTTGGTTGCGGGTATAGAGTTATAAGGCAACATACTCTCAACTGCGTGCCTCTCAAACGCCGGTGCGAGCGCAGATGATGCACTTTAAACAATCGACTCTACCCTAACTTTCTTGGCAATCGCAGCCACTTCTCTAGTGAAGTCCGCAGCAGATAGCGGAACGTCAGTACGCGCCAGCAAGTGCCTGTGAACCTCCAAGCCAACTCTACCGTCCCTCCGCATAGCAGCCACGATTATGCTACCCTCGCCCCAAGTGGAGGTAACGTCACAGGCAATGACGTAGCCACCAGTTACCTGCAACGGGTGCAGCGCGTCAGGCTGTCTACAGGCTCCCCATGCTGCGATAGAGAATGGCGCATCTACCCTTTCGTCATGCCAGCGATTAAGACGCTCCCTAATCCAAGAGCCTTTAGGCAAGATTAGGTACTCATTCTCAATCATCTTACGCGACAATCCGCGACCATTAAACGCCGGATTAGCCTTAACGATTTGGTCCCAATCCTGAGGCGTTGCGTCATCGTCATCAGCGCGCCACCAAAGACCCAGGAACGTTGGGTCATGCTGCTCCGCTCCTGTAGCCTGACGGTAGAGCCTATCGTACATGGCGCGCAGTACCACACTGTCAGCAAAGCCAGCAGTGGAGGTCAGCAGCATCTGCGAGTTTGGGATAGCAACTTGCGCTGGCGATAGAACCTCATATGTCTCAAAGGACGTTTGGGTAAGTACCTCGTCAAAGCAGACTAGACCCGGAGAGATACCACGAGCGCTACCCGGTTGAGACGTGGCTACATCTACCCGGACTCCGTTTAACTCAATGCCTGTGTACTGCGTGGCACGAGCGCGGGACACGCCTTGACGCCTAGCGCTGTGGCCCCATGTGTTGATATCAGCGTATGACATAACATCGCGCCTGATGTAGTCATACGGGATACGCGCTTGTTTGGCGTCATGCGCTGCAAGTAGGATGAAGTCCCACTTGCGGAATGTGTCCCACTTATGCCCCTCGTCTAGTATCCATCCCACTACAGCGCGCACGATAACTGACTTGCCATTCTGACGCGCAACGCTTAGCAGAACGGTAGACGCCAGCAACTGCATGTCAGCGTCATGCTCTAGCATCCTGTGCAACGCATATACCTGCCAAGGGTCAAGGGTCATGTGCAGTTTGCGCTTTGCCCACTTGACTACCTTGGGACCAAACGAGCCAGTAGCAAGGGGCGATTGGGGCGAAGCAAGCGCAGCCATCGTCGCCCCGTCCCACTCTGTCATTCTGCCCCTCCGTCAAGAGACGCTCGCTGCGCTCGCTCTCCGCTCTTGACTTTCGGGAATGACGAGAGTGCGGACGGGGCACCGGGATGGCCAGGACCAATGTAAGTCACTTACCTACCTGCCAAGCGAAGCGCTGCGCCAATGATGAGTGCCCACACGGCTAGGCAAAGCACGGTCAGTACTAGCCATGATGCAGCCTTGCCCCAATCCATCAGAGCACCAGCGCCACTGCTACAAGGATGATGGCAACGGCTAGGAGCGTGGCTCCCATGCCAGCGAATGAGGCAACGGCTAGTATCAGCGCTAGCAACGCCAAGCCTCGCCTAATCGTGTGCGCATCCATTGCCATCCTCCTTATATTTACATCGTCTCAAATCAACGCTAAGACCCTGTTTTTTGGGAGTGGCACTCTCCCCCACTCGGGGCATTTACATGGCTTACAGTGGCGTTCTCAGGCTCTCAATCCATGTGCGCGCCCTCGTGCGTACCCGCGCGTCAGGCTGCCCATCGGCCAATCCGCACTTGTCAGGCACATTCCTAGAAAC